GGGTGTGACAGAATAACTCCGGTGGTTATGCACGGAGTAATGTAATAGGTTAGGGGTGGTGCCCGCTATATCGTTGAGAAATCAAAGGTATAGAACTTTCTACCAGAAAGAATCTATATGCTGGGAAATACGTTAGGCTAGTGAAACCTTCCCGGTTGTGAGTAAAGCCAATCCTCACCACCCAACCCAATTAATACCATGAGATCAAACTCTAAACTGCAGGTTGGTTCACCTGCACCCAATCTATGATGATAGTTTTAACACACTTCTAGTATAAATAATATAAGAAATGTGTTAGTTTTATGGAAAGAGATTATTTAACTCAATTAGTTTCTGACGGAAAAAGCATTAGACAAATTTCTAAGATTGTAAATAAAAGCAATGGTTCTGTGAGACATTGGTTAAAAAAATATAATCTTACAACTTATAAACCACCAAAATATGTTGATAATTGTAAGTTTTGTAATGTAGAACTTACTACTGAAAATACTTATGATTCTAAAAAAAGATGGTCTTGTAAATCTTGTGCTAATAAGTATAGGAATGAAAGATTTGTCTTAACCAAGCATAAAATGGTTGAATATAAGGGTGGAAAATGTATTTGTTGTGGATTTCATAAACATTATTCTGCATTAGATTTTCATCATCTAGATCCATCGATTAAAGAGTTTAATTTAACTCGTAATAGTATTGGTTGGGAAAAACTTCAACCAGAACTTGACAAATGCGTTCTTCTATGTTCTAATTGTCATAGAATGATTCATGCAGGAGTTATTCAATTGCCCGATGACCCAGCTAGTGACGGGACCTGCCTTACAAGCAGGCATTGACAGGAGCGAAACCTGTATCGGGCATGCCCGCATAAATACTTCTAAAGTATTTTTGATATAATGGAAAAACTGTTTAAACTACTTTCTGATACTCAATCAAGTCTTTTTGTTCTTTTTCAAAAGACTTGGGTGTATCATTGGAATGTAGTAGGTGATGACTTTTACCAATTCCACAAGTTATTTGGAAAACATTATGAGTCAATGTTTGAACAAATAGATCGTCTCACAGAACATATGAGATATCTAAATATCAAACCAGTTCCAAAATTGTCGAGAATTACTGAAGTATCTCACATTTCAGAGGCAGATAGTTCTTTAGATACTATGGGTATGGTTCTTGATCTTATATCCGGACACCAAAAGATTGTTGAATTGTTGAGTCAAGTAGCTGAGGAATCGGAACAACAAAAATCAAGAGGAACGACAAATTTAGTTGATGATTTGAATGAAGAACATGGTAAATTTATTTGGATGTTACGATCATTTACTGATAAATCAACAAAAAAAGTTCAAGAAGAAATAGAAACTGAGGAACAAACTGAGGAACAAACTGAAGAAGAAACTACTGAAGATTGATTAAAGGTATAGTACAATGTTAAGAGTAAGATGTAGGGTGTGTAACACCGAGTTGGAGTCGCATCCAACAAAATCAGTATGTTGTGGGTGTGATAATATGACACTTGTCAAAGGGGACACCATCACGGCTGTTGACCTGAATCAGGTTGTCATGTTAAACTCAATTAAAGAAAATAAAAAAAATGGTGTACTCAGTGCATCAGATCTTGCATATCAAGAGTCCAGAAGAGCCCGTAAAGTTCGTAAACTGGATTTTGAAATCCGATAGGAAGTGTGGCAGAGCGGTTTAATGCAGAGGATTGCTAATCCTCCGATGTACTTTATGTGCATCCGTTGGTTCAAATCCAACCACTTCCGTTGGAAAGGTGGCCGAGTGGTTTAAGGCAACTGTCTTGAAAACAGTCGATGTGAAAGCATCCGGAGGTTCGAATCCTCTCCTTTCCGTTTAGAAAAATAACAAATTTAATGATTGCTTAATGAGTGTGTCGTAATGAACACAAAAGGATGCCTTTTAGGCTTTCATGATTATAATATATTTAAGTACAATCTAATACCTCATGGATGATCACACTTACCAAAATTGGGTGAAGATCAAAGAGACCTTCGAGGCCTCAGGTAATATGAATAATATGTTTTATAAAAGAGCATGTGAAATCGTCAAAACTAAAAGAGATCCTCTTGCAAAGTTTCTTGGAGATGATAAGTGATGGAACCTCAAGATGAATTGGTTAGTCGTGCAGAAGTTCAGGAGATGATTGATGCTGCTATACGAAGGCACAATCGGAATGCTTCCGTTATTTCTATGTGTGTTGGTTGGGTGGTTCTTGCTTTATTTGCTGAGGGACTTCTAAGACTTATCGGAGTTATTCCACCAGTACTACCATGGCTCAACATTACTCTGAAATAATAGGTATAGTTTTCCTGTTGGTATTTGCGGGTACAATGTTTTATCAAGGAACATGTATCATGAAAGGTCAACGAGGATATTCTCTTCGTGACTACTTGAAACAAGATAGTACAAACATGCGTAAAAGAATCGAAGAACTACTCAAGGACAAATGATATCTCTTACAGAGGAAGATCTAAAAGAACTCCAAGAAAGAGTTCTACAACAAAAGATGTCTGAGTTGTTTGAAGAACCATCAACTTATGAGGACGATGATGACTATGGAATGGCACGAACTTATTGAGTTCGTCACAAAACAACTTTTAATTTTTGTTGTGTTTATGTGTGGTATTGTTTTAGGATACATATATGGGTTCAGACACGGAGGAGGTTAAAATGAATAATTTAGCTTTTTCTAGTATTTGTGTATTTGGATCAATTATATTATTTGTTATTTGGGGTTTAAACAACGCTTATCCACGTTAGGAGATTATATGAGAGTAGGATTGATCGGACTTGGTAGAATGGGTGAGGGCATGTCTCGCCGTATGATGAAAGCAGGTATAGAAGTTTGGGGTTATCGGAGGAATTATGACAAAGCACAAGAAGCATACGAAAATGGATATGTTAGTGGCATTACAACTTCTATTCAAAGCCTTGTTCAAATAACCAGATGTAAACAGAGTGGAGTATCGGACAAATACGGTCCAGGAATCTTCATGATGGTTGTGCCAGCGGAAACAGTAGAGGAGACGATTAATGAGTTATTACGATATTGTAGTGAAGGAGATATTATTATTGATCATGGCAATAGCAATTTTAAAGACAGTCGGAAAAGAGCAGAACGTCTGGCAAAACTTGGTATCCAATATATTGATTGCGGTACTAGCGGCGGTGTTTATGGTCTGGATCGTGGATACTGTCTTATGGTTGGCGGTGGAAATACTGCAGTCGCCACTTGTTCGCGCATATTTGATGCCCTCTCTCCAGGAATCAACGCTGCCTCCAGGACTCAATTTGACTCAGATGTAACTTCTGCGGAATATGGTTGGTTGCATTGTGGTGGGCCTGGTGCAGGCCACTTTGTCAAGATGGTTCACAATGGAATTGAGTATGGTATAATGCAGGCGTATGCGGAAGGATTCAATATCATTAAGAACGCTAATGCAGGTGCCAAGTATGTTAGAGAAGGAGACGCAGAAGTTGCCCCAATGGCAGACCCTGAATCCTATTGCTATGATATTGATGTTGCTGAGGTGGCTGAGTTATGGCGCCGCGGTAGCGTTGTTGGTTCTTGGTTACTCGATCTTACTGCTGATGTGTTACGAAGCGATAGTAGGCTTGAACGATTCTCTGGAGGCGTATCCGACAGTGGTGAGGGTCGCTGGACGGTTACTGCCGCTGTGGACTTGGGGATTCCCGCTCCTGTCATCACCACTGCGCTTTATGAAAGATTTAATTCACGCAATCTGGGCACTTTCGCAGCCAAAATTCTAAATGGTATGCGTTATATGTTCGGCGGCCACCACGTAAGATAACGGAGTTTTCCAATGGAAAGGTACAAAGATTTTTCGGATTATGAACTGCAACTTTTAGCAGATGCTATTTGGATGAGACAGAGAAGATTTATTGCAGGTGATAGAAGGTTTAGAGAATATGGTGTTCTTTTAGATGAAATTCGTCAAAGAATTAATTATGTACCTGGAATATTTGCATAATGTTATTAGGTACAATTTTATTATTTGTTTCAATTCCGTTTGTTTTAACAACACTATACTTCGGGACAAAAGGAGGATACTATGACTCCAAAGAATATAAGGGAAATGGAACTGCACATTAGACAGAGATATCATTTTGCTGCCTCTGCGTTTGTAAGAATGTGGGGGCGCAAATCTATGAATGATCATAAGATTGTAGATTTTTGTGTTGAATGGGCTTATAGAGAAGAAAATGCTCCATTGGATAATAGAATTCTTGATCAATACTTTTACTACGAGTTCAAGACCTGGAGGGGATATTAATGGGGCACTTTGCAAGATGGATACTTGAGAATCCTTATACTTTGGGTATTCTTAGTTATATTTTGATTGTTCTACCGATCATGGGTATCTGGGCGATTCATAAATATGGATGGCAACACTGGGAACCTCTTGACAAGTGGTTTAAGAGGTAGTATGATGACTAGGTAAGACTTCGGGCATTAGCGCAGTTTGGTAGCGCGTCCCGTTTGGGGCGGGAAGGTCAAAGGTTCAAATCCTTTATGCCCGACTTAATAAATACACTAACAAATGCAAATTTACACTGTGGAACAATTTCAAGAACGTTGGGACGAAATGATCGGAAGAGTGCAAAGTGGCGAACATATTGGTATAACCAACGGAAAGAATACTTGTGTAATGGTTCCTGCGGATGATGAACTCATACGAATTTATACTGAATTGAATAATGAAGCACCTTAATTTTTAATGACAAAATATATTTCATTTTCAACTCACCAAGCAGGACTAATTAACATATTAATGAATTTAGAGGTCGCTTTGGCCTTGAGTGAAATAACAGGAAGAACTTTAATTATTCCTCCAAATTTTTGGTGTTTTGATGTATCAGAAGGACTTGGAAAAGAACATTTTGTTGACATATTAAAATTCTTAAACAAAGAATCAATTTATTCTAATTTTAATTGTATTGATTTTTATGATGTTCCTGAATTTTTAGAACTTTTTTCTAAAATAGAAAAAAAAGAAACTCCAGAATGTTTATATTCATATACCGGAAATATAGAAAATTTTATTAATGATTTAAAAAAAATTACATTTGCAGAAAATTATAGACTTGCAGATACTCAAATTGTTTTATTTTGTGGACAAATTGAAAATAGTTTAGATTTTTCTAAATTTTGTGGTAAAAGAACTGAAATTATAAATTTAAATTTTAATGAAAAATTTTTGCATTTTGAAGCTAATCTTTTTTCACAATATTGGTATTCAATTTATCCCGGCAATTCCTTTAAAAGAAATCAATTAAAACAAAAAATAAATTCTTGTCTCTTATATGATTCTAAATTTTTAGATATATCTAAAAAAGTATACGACATTTTGGGTCCATACGATTCTGTTCATATTCGTAGAACAGATTTTTTGGATCTTAGATCTGAAGATATTTTATCAGTATCCACACCAGAAAAGTTATTATTTTCAATAAAATATCTTTTTAAGGAAAATAGACCTCTATACATATCTACTGATGAAAAAGATTTAAAGTTTTTTGATAAATTGAAAACTCATAAAAACATTTATTTTTTTAGTGATTTTTATAATTGTTATCATGGATTGGACAAAGCAATAATAGAACAATTAATATGTGTAAATTCTAAAATATTTTATGGGACATATAAATCCACCTATTCAAATAGAATAAATGTTTTACGGGGATATGAAAATAAACAAAATTATGATGGAATGGGTATAAATTATCTTTATTCACCATTAGTAAATTTTGATAATCCTATTCCTTGGTCAGAATCAAATAAATTTTTATATTGGTATTCTTTAAGTTATCCTCAATGGTGTCTTGAATAATGCTCGTTTAGCCATCTGGTGAAGGCAGCGTTCTCATAAAGCGCCTCAGAGGAGTCCGATTCTCCTAACGAGCACTAGACACTTTCCCAAGTGTCCCCCTTGACTTTCAAAGGTCAACACTCTATAATAACAAGGTAAACAAATTCAAACAAATGTCACTCACTGCTAAATTCAAAAAAGACATTCAAACTCTGAGGTCTGCTGCTAACGGAGATTGTTATCTTGATGTAAAGAATCCGAAACTCTTCAAGAAAGTCCGTAAGTTTTATGAATCTAATGGTGCAATTTTTTCTGGGGATCCTCTTGATGATTATGAGATCTTGATGGAGTACATCTATTCGGATCTTGAAGCTGAAGGAGTTCTTGCGTGACAATTGAAACACTCCCAAAAATCATCCTTGAACGAGAAGGATATCGGTTTGTTCAAAAGGGTATCATTGAACTCAATGGTATGCCTGACTATCGTATGCAGAAAAAAGATTATTATACTAAACGTTGGAATGACATTTATCTTTTTGATAATGTGTTACAATGTTCTACTGCAATGGAAGATATTGAGTATGCGAAATGGTTAGATCCTGATTGCGTTCCTTGTTATGTAAAAGGTGATGATGAAGACACGGATGGTCTCTAACAGTACTGGTCGGAATCAACCTCTTATGTCTAAATCTGATTTACTTCGGTGGATTGGAAATATGCTTCTCATGGTTGGTTATCAAACTATGTTATGGGGAGAATTCAAGTATGGTTTAATGATTAAATGTGTTGGAGGTTTACTCACAGTGCCTTTTGCCATTAAACTAAAACTCTGGGATGTATTATTCCTTTGTGCTTTTTTTGGTATTTCCGAGATATCAAAAGTAGTACAACTTTTCTTAGTTAGTTAAAACTGAGTGGTGGAGTCAATGACCCATTTTGTCCTCGTCGGACTTGGACATTAAATATGCCGACTGGTGTGGATGGGGAAACCCCGCCGAGTTTCTTGTTTTCTCGTACTCAAAACAAGTGGCGAGCCTGAGTTATGAGGGTGGGTTGCATAAACCCACCTTTTTTAGTATAATATATACTATTGAGATTATTATTTTTGATCAAAATATGAGTCAATATATCAAAAAGGCACTTGTACTTGGTGCCGGTGGCTTTATAGGAAGTCATATGGTTCGCAGATTGCGTTCCGAGGGATATTGGGTTCGTGGTGTAGACCTCAAATATCCAGAGTTTTCACAACATGAAGCTAACGAATTTGTTCTTGGCGATCTGCGTGATATAGATTTTGTCCGTCGTGTCCTTGAATATAGAGGTGATCGTGGTAACTTCTACCACTCTGTACCTTATCGTTATATTCAAACTTTTGATGAGATCTATCAGTTTGCTGCCGACATGGGTGGAGCTGGATTTGTATTCACTGGCGAGAATGATGCGGATATTATGCATAACTCCGTCACCATTAATTTGAACGTTCTTGAGATGCAACGTCAGATGAATGAAAGAGTTGGTTCAAATAAAACTAAAATTTTCTATTCTGGATCTGCTTGCATGTATCCAGAACATAATCAACTAGATCCTGATAATCCTGATTGTCGTGAAGAATCTGCCTACCCAGCAAACCCAGACTCAGAGTACGGATGGGAAAAACTCTTTTCTGAAAGACTATATTTCGCATATCATAGGAATTACGACATACCTGTTCGTGTATCTCGTTATCATAATATCTTTGGCCCCGAAGGAACGTGGGAAGGTGGAAGAGAAAAGGCTCCTGCAGCCATCTGTCGTAAGGTTGCATACCTCCCAGAAGAAGGTGGAGTAATTGAGGTTTGGGGAGATGGTAAACAAACCCGTTCATTCCTTTATATTGATGAGTGTATTGAAGCAACTCGTCGTATGATGGATTCTGAATTCATTGGACCAGTCAATATTGGTTCTGAAGAAATGGTTACCATCAACCAACTTGTAGAGACTGCTGCTAAAGTTGCGGGTAAAGAAGTAACTAGACAACATAAGTTGGATGCTCCTCTTGGTGTTCGTGGACGCAATTCCAATAATGATGTTGTTCGTAGAGAACTTGGTTGGGATTATTCTCAGACCTTAGAAGAAGGTATTCGTAAGACATACGCATGGATTTCTGAACAAATTGATAAGAAGAATAATGAAAATTGAAATCGTTAAAGAACAAGTAAAAGATTTAGATGTAGGTCACCTGAGAGATATATCTCTCAATCAAAATGATTGGCTTCCTGCAGGTCAAAGTGAGTATAGACTGTATGCTTACCTTTCTACGTTCTTCCATAAAAGTACTATTTTGGATATTGGTACTCGTACTGGCGGGTCCGCTCTTGCGCTTTCTTATAATCCAACTAACCAAGTCATCAGTTATGATCTGGTAGAACAGGGTGCAAGTTCAATCAAGAAAGACAACATCACCTGGAAAATCATGGATTTCATGGAAGATGAAACTCTTGATTGGGATAATATTCCTATTGTCATGATTGATGTTGATCCTCATGATGGGGCTCAAGAGCGTGTTATGATGAATTGGCTTCGTGACAAAGGTTGGAAAGGTATTTTAATTCATGATGATATTGGACCCGATTGGCCTGATATCCAATTGATGTGGGATGAAATCCCTGAAGAAAAGTTTGATGTAACTGAGATTGCTCATATGAGTGGAACTGGTATTGTCAACTTTGGAAATGCACACGAAATTAGTATTGTCTGATGAAAATTACAATTTTAGGATCTAGTGGGCAAATCGGTGCCTACTTAACAGAATATTTTCGTGATAAAGGACATCAAGTACATGAGTTTGATGTTGTGAATGGTAAAGATCAGGATATGACCATCATTCCTAATCTAGAATTGGAAAGAGTCATTGAGGATTCTGACTTTGTTTTCTTTCTTGCATTTGATGTTGGTGGTTCTCGTTATCTAAAGAAGTACCAACATACATTTCAATTCATTGATAACAACATTCGTCTGATGGCTAATGCATTTGGACTTCTTAAAAAATATAATAAGAGGTTTATTTTTGCATCATCTCAGATGAGTAATATGACTTATTCTCCATATGGAGTTCTCAAAAATGTTGGTGAACTTTATACTAAATCTCTCAAAGGATTAATTGTCAAGTTCTGGAATGTTTATGGAATTGAAAAAGATTATGAAAAATCACACGCAATTACGGATTTCATCCGAAAGGGTTTTGAAACTGGCGTTATTGATATGCTTACTGATGGTGAAGAAGAAAGAGAATTCTTATATGCAGAAGATTGTTGTGATGCACTTGAAACAATCATGGAAAACTATGATGATTTTACTCCAGAAGACAATCTTCACATCACCAGCTTCCACTCTACAAAAATCATTGATATTGCTAACATAATTATGGGTCAGTTTAATCTGATCGGAATGTATAATGTTAAATTGCAACCATCTTTAGAAAAAGATATTGTTCAATTGGATAAAAGAAATAAATCGGATACTTATCTGACTAAGTGGTGGGTTCCAAAAACAACGATTGATAATGGTATTGCTAAAGTATTTGAGGCAATGAAGAGTGACTACATTTAAAATTAATCTTTATTGTAACGACTCTCTCCTTCCTTCCACATCAGATAAAAACACTTCCAAATATACTCAGTGGGTTTATGATGGTTCTGGTGCAGTAAGTCTTTATGTGAATCAGAGATCTTTGGACGTTCTTCAAGATGTTTCTTCTACTCCAAAGTATATTTGGCTTCTGGAATCAAAACAAATTATTCAAGGAATTTATGATTGGATTCTTGCAAACTACGACTTTGTTGCTTCCCGAGTAGATGGTATTCTTTCTCCAGACAGAGAACTATGTGAAAAGTATCCAAAGTTTCAATATGCATTAACTAATGCTGCGCCTTGGATTGAAGAACGTAAGATCTATGAGAAAACCAAACTGGTTTCTATGATCTCTTCTAACAAGTCTATGGTTCCTGGTCATCGTAAAAGACTTGAGTTTGTGAATAAGTTTAAAGACCAAGTAGATCTTTATGGTCGTGGATTCAAAGATCTTCCCAGAAAGGAGGAGGGTATTAAAGATTATATGTTCTCTATCGCAGTAGAGAATGCCGTCTATGATACATACTTTACAGAGAAACTAACGGACTGTTTCGCAACAGGAACAATCCCCATCTTCTACGGTTGTAGAGGAGTTACAGAGTATTTTAACGAAGATGGAATTATATTCCTAGATGATGACTTTGATGTTTCTACATTGACAGAAGAACTTTATTATTCTAAAATGGATGCGAT